AAGCGTTAACTCGCCGTCCTTGTCCACAATAGCCACAACGCTATCATAAGACTGGAATATTTTTTTGTTATCGCCAATAATAACAAACTGGTTCGGAACAGCATTCCCGTTTCGGGTAATGATCGATTTAACTTTCATAATTCCACCCCTTTTCATAGCTTTCGCGGTTGTTTTGATCTGCTAACTCCATCGTATTACAGCTTGTCACCGATTACAATTACAGCAGTATTACGGTTATGTTACAAACAGGTTACAAGACTGTGTATAAAGTGTTAATGAGCGGCCATCCATGGCAGCCTGTTGATTTCGACCTTTGCCGCCTGATAATCGGTCATTAAGCGACCGTCAGGCCGCCAGTGCCAGCCGGTGACTAAGAGACGGTCGCTGTCCTCCGACATTGGGCTGCTTGTATTGTAGATATACAGCCGCCCTAAATTGTCGTAGTCGATAATGTAACCCTTATAAAGATGTCTTTTTATCAGTTTGTAACTCGCCATAGTATAACCCCCCTTTATAGCCGTAGCCGTGCCGATATACTATATAGCATAGCACAATATACGCCGATTTATATTACAGTTGTGTTACAAGTATGTTACGACAATGTTATAACAGTGTTACAAACAGATAACAAAAAAGCGGCCTTTCGACCGCTTTATGTTGTGCGTGGTTATTGTTTATGACATAGCCAAAGCGCCTTATAATTAAAGCCAAATAATTTAATTGTCCAATTTTGCCTGAAATTGATATCAATTCGATTGTCGCGCCTGTTGCCGAAGAGAAGTAGCTCGATAGCGCCAATTTTAAGCCGATACATCCCCTTTTCGCCGTATCTTACAAGCGCGATGGGATAGCCAACGCCGTCTTTTTTATGCCCGATATGTAGCCGTAGTGTTTTACTCATAGTAATTCCCTCCGTTTTTTAATCTTGATCTTATTAAGTTGTCAATGTTCCCGTCTATCTCAAGTATAAGCCCTGATTGTTACAAAACGATTGCAGGATTGTTACAATCTTGTTGCAAAACGCCCCCTGCCAGCCCTTGATATTATCAAGTATACGCTTGGTATTATTATATCTAGTTATTATTGTTCTTGTGTTTATTATTATTATATATATATATATATATATAGTTGTTATATATAAGCTGTAAAAATATAGATATTACTCTTTATCTTATAACTTTTGATTATAAGTCTTATAACCAATAGTTATAACTGACCATAAAAACAGCAAAAACAGTGTTATATATAACCATAAGTTATAACAGTTATAACTTTTAGTTATAAGTGATTTTGATTGCCTAATGATTATATATATAGACATATAGACATCTGATAGATTTAAATATTATAGATGATTATATATAGTGCATTTTGGTACGCTTACACCACTTTACCGCACAGCTTGTCACTTGTTAGTTAAGTTGCTTGCTAAATAGGTTTAGCTTGACTTGTGCGATGTAGTAGGCTGATGGGCATGATATATCATTACCAGATAGGCCGGAGGGCATAAAAAAGCGGCCAGTTGTTAGCTGACCGCTTTTGGTTGATGCTTGCGCTTATTTATGTTCTTTCGCAGTAGATAACTAAGCTGCCGTCTTTAAGGGTGTCAATAAATGCGATCTTCCAGTCATCGGTAATCGCGTATTGCCGTTCGCTTGCTTTGTTCTGGAGTGTGCGCGTTGTAACATCAGCGCTAACCAGCTTTAAAAATTCACCGATAGTCATATTTTCCCCTTCTTTCTTGCGGCATTGCCGCTGCTCTCTATCTATAAGTATAGCCACTTGCACGCTGCATGACATTACAATCATGTTGCATTTGTGTTACAGTTTGATTACATTAGATGTCAGACGATGCTTGATCGCCCCATGTATAATCTTATTACTACCTCTATGTGTTCTATGTATATATATAAATATAAATAGATCGTACCACCCTTGACGGGGGCTACCATCGGCATGGCGTACTGGGGTCAGAGTGTACATTGAACCGACACAGTATTTTTTCCAACAAAAAGAAAAGATACAGAGTAGAGGTTAAGCATAATAAGATAGATAGGCGTACAAGGCCGTGTAGTGACGTGCAGGGCGGTTTGGGTGGTGTAGGAAGGGTGGATATAGGGCGAGGGCGTA